TTATTTTATTATTTTATTATTTTATATTATTTTATTATTTTATTATTTTATTATTTTATTATTTTATTATTTTATTATTTTATTATTTTATTATTTTATTATTTTATTATTTTATTATTTTATCATTTTATTATTTTATTATTTTTTATAAAATTTTATTTAATATTATTTCTAAATCTTATATTTTTTTTCTTTTTAAATAATATAAAATGAGTGGATTGTTCGACATTAATGAAATAATCAAAAGAACCATTAAGTATCTTATTGAAGGTTTAATGGTTTCTATTGCTGCCTTTGCCATTCCAAAACGATCGTTAAATTTTGAAGAAATTATTGCCCTTGCTCTCACAGCTGCTGCAACCTTTGCTATTTTAGATACATATGTACCATCTATGTCTGTAAGTGCCAAGCAAGGAACAGGACTTGGAATTGGTCTTCGACTTGCAGGTGTTGCCTAAGTACATTTATAAGATTTTATTTTTAAATTATTGTTTTTAAAAATAAAAAATAAAAAATAAAAAATTTCTTTTTATTATTTCACAATATTGAGAAAATTAAACAGTTGGAATTGCCTCCCAATCAATAATATTACATATTTGTCTCCATATATTATCGTGTTCTATCAATTTAACACGATCTTTTAACATAGGAATATTTTCTAAAAAATGTGTTTCATCCAATAATTCTAACAATTTATATAAAACAAAATGATAATTTAAAAAATTAATGCGTGTATCAGGACATACATGTGCATATGGAACTAATATTTCCATAAATAAATTATATAATGTTTCTTCTAATTCTTGACTAAATACCGGGGGAGATAATCCTAATTTATTTTTTATAAATGCTATGTGTTCATAATATTTATTTAATCCAAGTTTTTTAAGAATTTCTTTCATTTTTTTATAACTTAGTTCATTCATTTCAATACATTCTTTTTTAATTTGCAATTCAATCCATTCGATATGTTCATTTGGTATTTGTGTTGTTTCTTTTCCTTGAAATTGTGCTATAATTTCTTTAAAATGTGTAATTTTTTTGTAAGAATAAAAACATACTTCTTTTGGGGGTTCTTTATAACTTGGTTTTTCATTTTCTATTAAATATGGAATATGAGTAGCACAATGATTACATATTAATACTCCTTCATCTTCCAATGGTGTCATCTCGCCAATATTACATACATTACATATATCCATATTTTTCAAATATAAATTCATATCAATGAATGATTCATCGATATTGCTCAAATATTTTTGAACTAAATTTTTTGTATTTATTTCATCATTTGTATTACAATCTTGTTCAGTAGGTTGAATTTTAAAAATGCTGAATAATAATTGATTTTTTGTTGTTATAGGTTTTATATTATTTTCATCTGAATTCTCAATATTTTTTTTACTTTCAAAATATTCAAAAATATATTTAGAATTGTTTAAATAATAATTATTTTTTTTTCTTTTTAATTCATGAATATTTTCATTAATTTCAATTATTCGATCTCTAATTTCCATTTCTTCTTCAATGCTCAAATCATCATTCACTAATCTATATTTACACATTAATCTTTCAGATTTTAATTTAGGTATAATATTCACTTCATCTGACATAAATTCATTTACAAATTCAGTGTGTTTTCCACACAATGTAGTCAAATATTTTTTACAAACATTAATTTTTTTATTAGTTTTAGGTTTAAATGATGGCATATTTAAATATATTAATATTTTATTTATTTTCTAATTTAAACAATTGAATTAAAAAATAATGTTTCATTAAATATACAAAGAAAATAATTTCTCAATTATTATAAATTAGATAAATAAAAAATAATTTTGAGTAGTATCTTTTTGTCTTTGGTCACAGGGACACCTCTTTCTACTGAAACATAAAAAATTGATTCAATAATTTATATTTTTATAAAGTTATAATTGAATGATGAGTCAAATTAGAATTTTATCAATTGAAGGAAATATTGGTTCAGGAAAAAGTACAATGTTGAAATATTTAAAATCAAATTTGCGATTAGACGATAATAAATATAAAATTACGTTCGTTGATGAACCCGTATCTTCTTGGGAAAATATAAAAGATTCTAATGGTAAAAATATGATTGAGAAATTTTACAAAAATCCAAAAAAATATGCTTTTGCTTTTCAAATTATGGCATTTACTACAAGGCTCATTTACTTGAAAAAATCAATTGAAAATGCTTTAAAGGATGAACCTAATAAAAATATTATTATTATTACTGAAAGAAGTTTACATACAGATTGTTATGTGTTTGCCGAATTGCTGAAAAAACAAGAAAATATAGAAGATGTTTGTTTTCAAATTTACATGCAATTATTTAATGAATTTTCATTAGATTATTCTGTAAATACTCTCATATATATTGATACAACACCTCAAATATGTCATGATAGAATTAAACATCGAACACGTTTGGGCGAAGAAATTATAAGTTTAGATTATTTAACACAATGCCATGAAGAACACGAAAATTATGTCAACATAAAAATGAATCAAGTTAATAAAGTAGTTATAGATGGAACATTAAACATTGAAGAAAATCCCGAAATATTAGATGAGTGGTTAGAAATTGTTAATTATTGTATAACAGATATTAATTAATATTTTCTTGACATATTTTAATGAAATCTACATCAAATAATAATTCAAAAAAGACCACAATTAAGCAAATACAATCTTCAACGAATCTTTATTCCACAAAATGAAGAAATAAAATATAAAAGTTTTTTTCAGAAGTGATATAGTATATGAATTTACAAATGATGTTAAAAATATTTATAAAAAAATAGAAAGCCATGCATATTAAATCAAAATTATAAATTATACAATAATAATTTTATAAAAAATATAATCAATGACATAGAAAATGATATAACAGATTATATAATAAGTTTATCGAATTTGAGTGCCATAGAAGGAAAATATAATTTTATAAAAAGAAAAAATTAACAGTTGTCTTTAAATTCTTTTTTTATAAAATTAAAAAAATTGATTTAAATAATTTAAATATATCTTGACACATATTACTATTATTCAAAACATCAAATGGATCTCAAACAAAACAAATTATCTAAATCTGAGTGGAATTCTATTGAAATTGCCGTGTCTGAAAGTGAAAAAGAAGTTTTAAAGCTCATCACACAAGGATATAATAATGTTAACATCAAAGTTAATAAGACGGATTCATTATTTACTTACTTGAAAATTGATTTTAGCCAATCATTGGAAGATTATTTATTTAGCAAGTACTTTTTGGATAAAATAAAAACATTAGTTGAGAAATATAATTTATCATACATTTATTTCAACGCAACTAAAAAACAACAAATATGTCAGACAGGAGAAAATTATATTGTTAATGTTGGCAGCATTGTTAAACTGAAAAGTGTGGATCAAATTCGCGTATCAAGATTTGACGCGATTGATGAGACTATTGCTGAAAATATTTATGAATATATTTTATTACATCATCTTGAAAGCATGTTAAAATATATTAAACGCGATGATAACAAATGGCATCTTCATTATTATACATTAAATAAATTACTACAAAATAATATAGACAAAATTGTTCACTATGTGAAAGATATTTGTCAAATGGTGTTGATGAAAAAGGAAGAAAATGTAAATTTATTATATATTCTTAAACATTCATCAGACATTATTGAAAAAAATAAAAATTTGTTAAAATTAGCTGACATGTCTTTGTACAATCATCAAAAACAATTATTCAATGAAATTAAACGCCCTGGGCCAAAATTAATTCTTTATATTGCTCCAACAAGTACTGGAAAAACAATTTCTCCACTTGGATTATCAGAAGGAAATAAATTGATATTCGTATGTGCTGTAAGACACGTTGGATTATCATTAGCTCGTTCAGCAATATCAATAAATAAAAAGATTGCTTTCGCATTTGGATGTTCATCAACCTCTGATATTCGATTACATTATTTTGCAGCAACTGACTATACAAAAGATAGAAGGAGTGGTCAAATTCGCAAAGTAAATAATGCTATTGGAGATAAAGTAGAAATAATAATTTGTGATGTTCGTTCATATTTACACGCAATGTATTATATGTTGGCATTCAATGAAGCAAAAAATATCATAACATATTGGGATGAACCAACAATTAGTATGGACTATGAAAGGCATAGTTTACATAAAATTATTAAAAAAAATTGGAAAGAAAATGTTATACCAAATGTTGTGTTGTCATCTGCTACATTGCCAAAATTATGTGAATTGGAATTAACAATTGATGATTTTAAAACACGATTTACAACAAATGATGGTGATATTCCTAGCATCATAAATATAGTAAGTCATGATTGCCGTAAAACAATTCCTCTCATTGACAGCAATGGATATATTATAATGCCTCATTATTTACACGAAAATTATAGTGATGTATTAAATGTTGTACTTCACTGTGAAGAAAATTTAACATTGTTGAGATATATTGATTTACAAGAAACCGCGAATTTCTGTCTATATGTTGAAAAAAATAATTTATCATCTCGTGCTTGTAAATTTGAACGCAATTTCGCAAGCATAAATGATATTGACATGCAAAGCATTAAAATATATTATTTAAAAGTACTTAAAAACATTGTTCCAAATAAATGGGCACAAGTGTACAACTATTTCACTTCGTCGAGAATCAGAAAAATAAACATCAATACAACGGTAGACTTAAAAGGCAACAAAAATAAAATATCCAAAATAAATAGTATTGGACCAGGAGTAACTTTATCAACAACCAGAGAGCAAAGTAGCGGAATTGCTGAACAACAACTCAATAACGTTGGAATTTATATTACTACACGTGATGCTCATACATTGACCGATGGACCAACTATATTTATTGCTAATGATTTACAAAAAATAGCAAAATTTTATATTAAACAATCTAATATTCCCGCATGTGTCATGTCAGATATTCAAAATAAACTTGATATGAACGCAGAAATCAATGAAAGAATTTGCGAATTAGAAAAAAATATTGAATTTGAAGAAAATAAAATCGCATCAAAAGTGACTGATGATTCCAAACAAACTAAAAAAATTAATAAAACTGAGAATCGACAAATTTCTCAAATGAGTGAACAACTTAATAATTTAAAATTAATTATAAAACGTGCTACAATCGACGATATGTTTATTCCAAATAAATTAACACATCTAAATAAATGGGCTGAAGGATTATCTAGCACATCTCGATCATTCACAAGTTCAATTGATGATAATATTGTTGAATCTATTATGTTACTAAATAATGTTGATGATAGTTGGAAAATATTACTATTATTAGGAGTTGGAATATTTACAGACCATAAAAGCTCAGAATATAGCGAAATAATGAAACAATTGGCAGACAAACAAAAATTATATTTAATTATTGCTGATAGTGATTATATTTATGGAACAAATTATCAATTCTGTCATGGATACTTAGGAAAAGATTTAGATTTAACACAAGAAAAAATTATTCAATCTCTTGGAAGAATTGGACGAAGCAATATTCAACAAGAGTATACCGTAAGATTTCGCGATGTTTCACAAATAAATATGTTATTTCAACATTTAAGTTTTGCTGAAAAAACAGAAGTTATAAATATGAACATATTATTCAACTCGAAAAATATAAAATGGAATAAAGAAACACAAGAATATGAAAATAATGATGAAATTGATGAAGATGAATGTGATGAAGAAATCAATGAAGAAATCAATAAAGACATTGGTGAAGATGAACAAGATTTAAAACAATCATAAAATAAGATATATAAATAAGCTTGATGAAGAAAATAAATAAATAATTAATTAACTAATTTTCAATTATTTTTTATTTTTTATTTCTTAAAATAATTTGTAAATAAAAATAATAGAATAAATTTATATTCTTGAACTACACAATTATCTTCAATTAAATTATTAATAATTTGAATACTTTCAATATACATGCTGTCGTTAATAAACATACAATTTTTATATAATTATAATTGAATTATAAAAAAATATATTT